CAGTCTCCACGCCTTCGGTTTACCGATGGAAAACTTGACCGGCCCATGCTTTAGGATGAAGAGGGCTTGCCTGTGCGGCGCGCCGAAGCCGTTGCCTCCCGCATTTAGCGGACCCGACAGCCGAGAGTACCTGTTACCTATGCTCCTCCTAGTGAGTTGAGCGAGGTGAAAGAGTGGTCTCGTCAGACATTGGTAGCTGCGCAGAGCGTGGGCGACTTGAAGGGGATGGTGGGTTCGTCCCGCCTTCTCCTTTGAGCCTGCTGCCTCTGCAATGTGACCGTGATCTGTCGACTCGGCTGTCCGTTCGCCTGTGCGGGTGACCAAAGTCTCGCAGAACACCCCTTGGTGTCCGTAGAATGACTTAGTCGAGTTAATCTTCATCCCTAGTTGGGTGAGGAAGTACTCGTACTTATCGACTTCGGACCGGGTCCAAAGCGCGATTAGGTCGTCCCCGCATACGCGGAAGGAATTGGCGTCTTTTGAGGCGTACATGCCGGCAGCTGTGTTCAGGAGACTGAGTACGATCCAACTGGGGCCCAGCCCCATGTGGATTCCGCGCTTGGTTTCTTTCCAGCCTACACTCACGTCAGACCATTCGAGTAGCTCGTCCTCGTCTTCCTCTTCGGAGGAGCAGGCTTCGTCGCCGACCCGGAGCAAGTCAGACAACCCACACCTAGGTGTGTGGTCGTCTTGACCCCATCCGGCCGGCGTCGTTCCCTGGGACTCCACTAGGCAGTGGGGTCCGAGAAGGAGCTCTGAGATGCTGTCCCACTTATCCCATCGTTCTCTTCGGAAAACTTTGTGGTTGAGTAGGGCCGCCACTCGTCTGGCAGTGCTGTGGTGGATCCAATCCGTCGCGGCGGAAAGGTCTGCTGAATACAGCTGCGTCACTGGTTTCTGGTCCTTGGGGTAATCTCCCCTTCGCTTCAGCTTCACGCCCTCACCTCTGAGGGTCGCGCGGCTAGGTGCCAGCTTTCGTACACTGGGCATCCACATCTGAGTAAGCCTTCGACTGATCCAGACTTCGTCTGCTTCGTGCGTCGACGCCAACCTGACCTTTCCTCCCATTTCTGGGAGGGCTACCGGCGTGATGAGAGGAGTGCAAGAGCTACATCTTTGGATGAAGTTTTCTGAAACTATCTCACCTCGCGGGTATGCGGTCTGATTGGCGTTGATGCGATCAGTTTGAGCATCAAACTGTGCTGCCCAGTCCAGCACGTCCACTTGACCGGTTGCGATTTGCCATGTCGGCGCGCTTTCAAACGCGTTGATCTTGGCCTCGTTACCGTATATGTGGGCCTGCTCGACGAGAGCTTCGGTGCACCTGGCCCGTCCTGTGGTCTGATCCCAGCAGTCTGGTCTTGCTTGCAAGACCACCTTGTCTCCGGTGATCGGCCATGGGAGCGACTCCTCGCGTTGAGGGTCGATGCGAAGCGGGTGGAGTAAGTTTGTGATAATCTTTATTGCTTCATTCTCCACCTCTGCGAAGCAGGGTTCCCGGTCCGGCGTACGCCATCTTGCAATTGCGTCCTCTGTGGCCTTCTGGAGTGCCCCTTCCGTTGGGGGTACCCAGATGGCACGTGTGATGGTTGTCGACGCGAAGACGGTCCCAATGCGGTGGCTGAGGTCCTTACCCTTTCGGGTGGACTTCGCCATCACTGCGGATCGTATTTCGTGCGACCAAGTCTTGAGGTGCGGCATACCCTGTGCTAGGAACGCTTTGAGCCAACGGTGAAAACCGCATGTCCGATTGACGTCGGACGGTTTTCTACTTAGGGGCTTAATCGTACCATGTGCGCAGGTGTACGCGGTTACCATCTCGTGCCAGTGCCGCTGGAGGGCTTTAGCCCTTTCAGCAAAGACGCAATGCATGCCACTATTCTCGCGGATTTTCTTTTGGAGGGAGGAGTACATTCCTCGCAACCCCTCCAGGGAAGCTCGACTCGGATGCCTTTTAGGTGTCCGGTCGGTAAAACCTCGCAAGTAACTACCGATCGACCGTGTGTTGATCGGGTTTGCTTTTGAGGCGGCTCCC